GAAGTAGAAGATGAATCTGTTCCATCTGAGGAATAAGTTAGACGAGAAACATCTTACTCCAGCTGAAATGAAAAAGCGGGAGGATGTTGCTAAGGCTATTGAAAAAGATAACCCAGGCATGCCCATGGGAATGAAGATGGCTATTGCAACTAAGACAGCTAAGAGAGTAGCTGAAGCTAAAGATCCTCACGAATACGACTACGAAGGTGATATGGCTAAATCTCAATTGAGATCCATTATTGCTAATGCGCAAACCGTTCATGATATGTTGGAAGATAATACTAATATGGCTGAATGGGTTCAGAGTAAAATTACTTTGAGTGCTGATTACATGGGTACTGTCAGAGATTACATGCAAGCAAATAAAGAAGAGTAAAAATGGCAATTTCAAAATACATTTTAAAAAATACCAGGCGACAGGCTGCAGCCAAAGTTGTAGCCAATGATGCTAACTCTGTAATTATTACATATACAGATATAAAGTACGCAGACCAGACTATCCCGCTCAATTCTGCAGGCAATTTGTTCTGGACTATCTCCGATATTACATATGATGTTCAAACGTCTGCACAAATTATTAGAAACGGTAATATTGTATTTACAATGAGTGCAGGGCAGGGATCAATTAGCTTATCTAGAGACTTGGGTGTTGTATTCGATGAACAAGCTCACGCTAACGTTACTATTCAATCTGGTACTGGTAACAGCTCAGTCATTGTACAGTTTACTAAGGGCTCAGGCTTTAATGATCCTGATCGTCAAATCTTACAACAACCGGATCGATAATGAAACTCATTACAGAAATGAATCAGGATGTAAAATTCCTGACAGAAAAAAAAGAAGACGGTACAAAGTCTGTTTACATCGAAGGTATCTTCATGCAAGCAGAGAAGCCAAACCGCAACGGGCGTATGTATGGTAAGGGTATTATGGAACGTGAAGTTCAAAAATACCAAGAACTTATCAACGAAAAGCGTTCATTAGGAGAACTAGGTCACCCTCCTAACCCTTCCATTAATCTTAACCAGGTATCACATATGATTACTGGTCTTAAGTTTGAAGGCAATGATATTCACGGTAGAGCTAAAATCTTGGATACCCCAATGGGTAAAATTGCTAAGAACTTTATTGAAGAAGGTGTTCGTCTAGGAGTATCTTCTAGAGGTCTAGGATCTGTTAAGTTGAACAAAGAAGGTATAAATGAAGTTCAAGATGACTTTCATTTAGCTACAGTTGATATTGTAGCCGATCCTTCTGCTCCTGACGCCTTTGTACAAGGTATTATGGAATCAGCTGATTGGATTCTACAAAATGGTGTTTGGAAAGCAGTACAAATTGAACAGGCCCAGAACACAATTAGGAAGGCATCTAAAGCAGACCTAAATAAAGTGAAATTACAAGTATTTGAACAGTTCTTACGAGCTATCAAGTAATTAATTTATATAAATATAATCGTTAAACATACTCTTAGGAGACCAAGGATGTCAGTAGAGAACAAAATTAAGCAATTGCTAGAACGTGCAAACGGTGCTGGACAATTGGCTGAGGAAACGTCAATTGACGAAGCTTCAGAAACAGCAGTTGCAGATGGTAAGCCTTCTGTTAATACAACAAAGGATACTTCGAAGTCAGGACAAGGTTCTGGCCAAGGCGATACATCTATGCCCAGACAAGGCTCATCGAAAGATGCAGACATGGAAGAGGTAATGGATGCTACTGGTAAAAACAGTGCTTCTGCTAAGGCTTCTAAAGAAGTAAATCCTTTGCCCATGAAGGGTGATGCTAAGTCTGTTAAGACTCAAGCTAATGAGGAATCAGAAGAAGAAGGTGATACCATTGAAGAAACAGTTGATATTAAATCTCAACTAGACTCTATCTTTGGTGAAGATCTTTCCGAAGAATTCAGAACAAAAGCTACTTCTATTTTCGAAGCTGCCGTCATTGCTCGTGTTAATAACGAGATGGAGAAGGTCACTTCTAAGTTGGAAGAGCAAACAGCCACTCAATTGGTAGAGTTTAAAGAAGCTTTGGTTGAGAAGGTTGATGGTTATTTGAACTATGTTGTAGAGCAGTATATGGAAGAGAACGAGTTGGCAATAGAGTCCGGCTTGAGAACTGAGATTGCTGAAGACTTTATCCAAGGCATGAAGACATTGTTCAAAGAGCACTTTATCGAAGTGCCAGAAGAAAAATACGACGTTTTAGAAGAGATGCAGACTAAGTCAGAAGACTTGCAATCTAAACTAGACGAGTCTATCACACAAAGCATTGAGCTAGCTAAGGAATTGAATGCCCTGAAGGCAGCCTCTATCCTTGACGAGCAAACAAAAGATCTTGCCGCAACTGAGGCTGAAAAGCTGAAAAAATTGGTTGAGGGTGTAGACTTTGATTCTGAGGATCTGTATCGCGAGAAAGTATCTGTTATCAAGGAAAACTATTTCCCCAAAGCACCTAAGCAATCTCCAGAAAAGATGCTCGTTGAAGAAAGTGGTACCAATCCTACTGCGTTCATCGATACCAATAGCATGATGTCCAGATACGTAGATACTCTATCTAGAAGTATCAAGACACGTTAATTTATAAATATATAACAATTCCCAACTAAAGGAGAACAGGTAATGTACCTATCAGAAAATATTCAAAAGAAGTGGAGTGCAATTCTTGAGCACGCCGATCTTCCTGAGATCAAAGACAACTACAAGAAGACTGTTACAGCCATTCTTCTAGAGAACCAAGAAAAAGCTCTTGCAGAAGAGCGCTCAATGCTGAACGAGTTGGCTCCTGCTAACAGTATCGGCGACGGTACTGCTGGTGTTGCCAAGTATGACCCGATCATGATCGGTCTCGTACGCCGTGCAATGCCTAACTTGATGGCTTATGACATCTGCGGCGTTCAGCCTATGACTGGCCCAACAGGCTTAATCTTCGCTATGCGTTCCGTATACGGTAACACACGTACTGTTGCAAACGGCACTGAAGCGTTGTTCAATGAAGCAAACACAGAATTCTCTGCTTCTTCATACACATCTGCTCTAAGCTCTTCTGGTACGCCTTTCAGCGGTACACAAGCTGGTGGTACAGATCCTACAGCTTCTGGTTACTCTGCTGCTCGTGGTATGTCTACTGCTCAGGCTGAGGCCTTGGGTGATGCATCTACTAATGCATTCGGTCAAATGGGCTTCTCCATCGACAAGACTACTGTGACTGCTCAGTCACGTGCTTTGAAAGCTGAATATACTCTTGAACTTGCTCAAGACTTGAAAGCTGTTCACGGTCTTGACGCTGAGTCAGAGTTGTCTAACATTCTTTCACAAGAAATTATGTTTGAAATTAACCGCGAAGTTGTTCGTACTATCTATACAGTTGCTAAAGCCGGTTCACCTGCCACCGCTACTGCCGGTACATTCAACCTAGACGTTGACTCTAACGGTCGTTGGTCTGTTGAGCGTTTCAAAGGCTTGTTGTTCAACATCGAGCGTGACGCTAACCACATTGGCCAAGACACTCGTCGTGGTAAAGGTAACTTCATTGTTTGCTCTGCTGACGTAGCTTCTGCATTGGCCATGGCCGGTGTGTTGGATTACGCTCCTGCATTGTCTACTAACTTGAACGTTGATGACACCGGTAACACATTCGCTGGTGTGTTGAACGGTCGTTTCAAAGTTTATGTTGATCCATATTCTGCCAACCTCGGTTCTGCTAACCAGTTCTACGTTGTTGGTTACAAAGGTACATCACCTTATGACGCAGGTATTTTCTACTGCCCTTACGTTCCATTGCAAATGGTTCGTGCAGTTGATCCTAACAGCTTCCAGCCAAAGATCGGCTTCAAGACTCGTTATGGTATGATTGCTAACCCATACGTTACAACTTCTGCTTCTGGCGCTGCTGATGCATCGACCTTTACAGCTAACCGTAACCAATACTATCGTCGTACTAAGGTTACTAACTTGATGTAATCTAAAGCCGTCGATAAGAACGGATCCCGGAAACGGGTTAAAAGGGAGCCTAAAAAGCTCCCTTTTTTTGTTTATAAATATTGTAAAGGAAACAATCAATGTTTACAGCCAATCTTTCAACAATATTAAATGATGTAAGTAGTATAACAACCACACCGGTTGCTAACTTTCTTAGACCTAATGCTTTTAGGTTTACTATTAAAAACCTACCTAGTGTGGCATTCACATGTCAATCGGCAAATTTACCTTCGTTAACTCTAGGTTTTGCTAGTCAACCGACGCCTTTTATCGATATACCACATGTCGGGGATAAAAACGTATTTGGAGACTTTACAATTCGGTTTTTAATTACCGAAGATATGTCAAATTACATTGAATTATACGAATGGTTAGTTGCACTTGGCTTTCCAACAGACTATAATCAATATAGAAATTTTACTGGTGAAAGGTTGAATAGGTTTCCTTTCGTTAGAAACGCTTCTGGTGGTTCGATTGCTGTAGCTTATTCAGACGCAACTCTAACTATTTTGGATAGTAACAACGTACCGAAGACTAATATTAATTTTAAAGATGCTTTCCCTGTTTCAGTTGAAGCTCTTGATTTTGATATTACCTCCTCTTCGGTTGATTATTTCGTAGGCATCGCTTCTTTTAAATATAAACAATTTGAAATTGAAGTATTATAATTCTTTTTTGGAGCTAAATTATGGCAACTAAGCAAGTTCAACTCTCTGTTGAAGAGATTCGTAAAAGCAAATTCTTTATCGCAACACCATGCTATGGTGGTCAGCTAAACGAACCCTATTTCCGTTCAGTCATCAAGATGATGACATTCTTTAACGGTCATCAAATCCCTCTTGCATTTGGTACTATTGCTAATGAGTCCTTGGTAACACGGGCCCGTAATGTATTGGTAGCCTACTTCCTTGCATCTGACTATACCCATCTTATGTTCGTTGATGCTGATATTGAATTTCAGACTGAAGACATTTTGAAACTATATGCTCACAAGAAGGATGTTGTTGTAGGTGCATATCCTAAGAAGGGTGTTGCCTGGGATAAGATTAGAGCTAACCTATCTGATCCTGCAAATAAAGGTAAAGAGTTATCCGATCGTGATATGGCATCCTTCGGTTCTGATTATGCTATTAACTTTAAGTTTGTAGATAAGGAGACAAAGACCATTGGAGTTGAGAACGGTCTGATTAAACTTCATGATGCCGGTACAGGCTTTATGATGATTAGTCGTGAAGCTATTCTTAAGATGATTAAGGCGTATCCTGAACTTAAGTATAATAACGACGTTAATATCGCTAATGCTGATTTGAAAGATCATTTCTATGCATTGTTCGATACCATGATTGATCCTATCGATCGTCGTTATCTATCAGAAGACTATACTTTCTGCCGTCGCTGGCAAGAAATTGGTGGTGATGTTTGGCTTGATCCTTCTATCTCTCTGAACCACTATGGACACTTCTGTTTCCAAGGTAATCCAGAGGCTATTATTAGCTTCGGGCCTCAGCCGGAAGAGAAGAGAGAAGAAATTTTAACTTTAGATCTTCCAGAATAAAGTTAACCTAACTACATTATGAAATTAAGTGAATTGACGGAGGAGTGGACTAGAGACGCTCCTATTAATGAAACGAACCTTGGGCACGAAGCTGCCCGGGTTCCTATCCTCCATGCCAAGTATATTACTGTATTGTCTAAGACTAAGCTACAACTACGTAAAGCTGAGTCTGATTACCTTAACACCAGACGTCTGAAGTACAAGTACTTTAGAGGTGAAATGACTAAGCAGGAATTAGAGGATGAAAATTGGTCGCAATACCAGGGTAACAAGCCATTAAAGAATGAGATGGATGAGTTGCTTGAATGTGATCAAACTCTTGTAGAGTTACAAGATAAGATAGAATATTTTAAGACTACTATCTATACGCTAGAACAAATAATCAGATCACTTAACTCTCGTACCTGGGATATTAAATCAGGTATTGAGTGGGCAAAGTTTACTAACGGTATGATGTAATGGCCGATATAGCAATCAAAAAGAAAAACAATGTTTACCTAACAGTTCAATCAGATCCTTCTATTGCACAGGAATTAGTAGATCATTTTTCTTTTGATGCTCCAGGGGCTAAGTTTCATCCTTTATTTCGCAACAAGCTATGGGATGGGAAGATTAGACTCTTCTCCATGTTCACTAAAGAGTTATATGTTGGTCTAAAAACTTATCTAGAACATTTTGCTGAAGTCAATAACTATACAATTGACTACAGTGAATATATTGATCAGTCTGATTCTATAACCATTGAAGTACTGAAAGAATTTATTAATGAACTCAACCTATCACTGCCCGGTGGCGAGTCCATCAGAGATTATCAACTCGATGCAGTTTATAGAGCAATTACCGATGGAAGACGCCTTCTTCTGTCACCAACAGGTTCCGGTAAGTCTCTCATTATATACTGTCTACTCCGTTGGAATGAAAAGTTTAAACGGCGACAGCTTATCCTGGTCCCTACGACCTCTTTGGTCGAGCAAATGTACGCAGATTTCCAATCTTATTCTCAAAACAATGGATGGAAAGTATCAGAATCTTGCTCACGTATATATGCAGGGCATTCTAAAGAGAACCTCCTTCCAATAGTTATTTCTACTTGGCAATCGGTATATGAATTACCTAAGAAGTTCTTTGAGAACTATCAGGTAGTCTACGGTGATGAGGCTCATACCTTCAAGGCAAAGTCCTTAACTGGTATCATGCATAAGATGGTTAACACACCTTATCGTATAGGTACTACAGGTACCTTGGACGGAACTAAGACTCATAAACTGGTACTAGAAGGTCTATTTGGTTCTGTTTATAAAGTAACGTCTACCAAACAGTTAATGGATAACGATCAGTTAGCCGAGTTAAAGATCTTTGGTCTGGTACTCCAATATCCTGACGATGTAAAGAAAGCTTGTAAAGATAATAAGTACCCTGATGAGATGGATTTCCTTTGCGGGTACGAGCCTAGAAATAAATTTATTCGTAATCTAGCTATCTCACAGACGGGTAACTCTTTAGTATTATTTCAGTATGTAGAGAAGCATGGACAAATACTTTTTGATATGATTAAGGCCAAAGGCGGTGATAGAAAAGTATTCTTTGTATTCGGTGGTACTGAGACTGCTGATAGAGAAGATATCAGACGAATTACTGAGTTAGAGAATGATGCTATTATTGTTGCATCCTACGGTACGTTTTCTACTGGTATAAATATTAGGAACCTTCACAATATTATATTTGCATCTCCTACGAAGTCTAAGATTAGAAACTTACAGTCGGTAGGTAGAGGTTTACGAAAAGGTGATGCAAAGACACATTGTAATCTATATGATATTGGTGATGATCTGACTTGGAAGACAAGAAAGAACTATACATTATTACATATGATCGAAAGAATTAAGACCTATAATGATGAGCACTTTGACTACAAATTAGTAAAGGTACCTCTATAATGTACTGTAAGTTTTTAAAATTAACCAGCGGAGAAAATTTAATTGTCTCTACTGAAGATGAGTGTACGGATCTGGCTGATAAGAAGTATATTGAAGTTACCGAGCCAGTAGAAATACATTCAATGAAGATGCCTTATGCCGGGGGCGTGATTGAGTCCTATATTATGCAGCCATGGCTTAAAATGTCTGCAAAAGAAATTTTAAGAATTCCAGCACGTAATGTTGTAATTGCAACCAATGTGTTAGAAAAAGCAGAATCTCAATATAAGCAATTTATTATTGAGTACGATAATTTAGAAATGGCTACAGAAGAAGATATTGAACAAGCACTTTCGGGTGATGACGATACTGATGAAATTGAAATCACCGAGGAGGATGATAATGATAGTTGGACAAGTAGTGGAGCACGTACCCTCCACTAAAAAAGCCCCAGCCCATTACGTAGACAATAAAAAGTTCTTCGAAGCTTTAGTTGAATATCGTAAAAAGGTATTAGAGGCAAAAGAGGGTAATCTAGAAAAGCCTAGAGTTACAGAATATATTGGTGAGTGCTTTCTCAAGATTGCCACCCACCTATCATATAAAGCTAACTTTATTAATTATACGTTTAAAGACGATATGATCTCTGATGGTATAGAGAACTGCTTGACTGCTGTTGAGAAGTTTGACCCTAATAGGGGTATGAATCCTTTTGCTTACTTCACCCAGATTACTTTCTTTGCGTTCGTAAGACGTATACAGAAAGAAAAGAAACAACAAGCAACTAAATACAAGTTACTAGAAAACATTGATATTGATATGCTGATAGCACATTCTGATGGTAATGAAGAATTTGCAAATTCATTGGTAGAAATGATGAGAAAGCATGTAGATAACATTGATATTGATAAGAGAACGGTCAAAAAACCTAAGAAAAAAGACGTTTCTGACGAAGGAACACTTGACATTCAATAGGGTATAGCCTATAATAGGTACATGCCTGTTAAAGTATATTACTATATTAAAGATAAAGACGGTTACGCTTCAGAGGATAAGACCTATGAGAGTATTCCAGAGGATGAAGATGGTCTCTTTCTGTGGCAGCATATTAATAAAGCTCGCAAATTGGCCGGAGTTCCCCGCGAACGTTTCTTTATAATTAATACTTCCTGTTCCCCCCGTAAGAAGCCAACTTGGATTAACCCCGATTGGCCTCTTGCACCTTTTCCTAAGCTGAAAAAAGCTAGGTTGGCTTTCGGTAGATATGTTATCGAGAAACCACCAGAACCAGTTGATCCAGATTATGACTAGCCTATATAATGGATCGTGCCCTTCCACGTACAACTAGGAGTTAAATTGTTGACCTTTAATCAACCTGATGCCAACTGGCATGCGCGTATTTCGTTCGTTAAGAGTATCATCAGAATTTTTGCTGGTATCTCTCTCATCTGGCCACAAAGTCTTATCTTAGCTGGCATCTTTTTAATCATCGCAGAGATCCTCGGCATTGCAGAGGAGTTAGTATAATGGCTAAACTTAAAGTAGCAGAATTATTCTATTCTATTCAAGGTGAGGGTCGCTACATGGGCGTACCTTCTGTATTTCTTCGTACCTTTGGTTGTAATTTTACCTGTAGTGGCTTTGGTATGCCTAAAGGTGAACAAAGTAAGGAGGTCGATTTTGTGGCCGCAGAAGTTGGTAAATTTCTTAACTATAAAGAACTACCGTTGGTTAGTACTGGCTGTGATTCATACGCTAGTTGGGATCCTCGTTTTAAGCATCTATCTCCCGTTCTTGATACTGACTCGGTTGCCGAAGCTATTGTGGATTCTCTACCATACAAAGAATGGAAAGAAGAACATCTTGTAATTACCGGGGGTGAGCCTTTACTAGGGTGGCAAAGAGCATACCCAGATTTGCTTAATCATCCTAAGATGAGAGCATTAAAAGAGATTACCTTTGAGACCAATGGTACACAAGAACTAACTAAAGAGTTTAAAGACCATTTAGATAGATGGGGCTGGGGAGTACCTGGTAACTTTGATCGCCAAATTACATTCTCTGTATCACCTAAGCTATCGGTATCAGGTGAAAAATGGGATGATGCTATTAAGCCAGAAATTGTTGCCGATTATGGTATGGTAGGTTATGTGTACTTAAAATTTGTAGTTGCATCTCAAGAGGATGCAGATGAAGCAGAGAAGGCAGTAGAAGCATACCGTGCAGCTGGCTTCATGGGACCGGTATACTTAATGCCTGTTGGAGGTGTTGAGTCGGTATATCATATGAACAACCGGGCTGTGGCAGAACTTGCCATGAAGAAGGGTTATCGCTACAGCGATCGACTTCAAGTGCCTTTATTTAAAAACGAATGGGGAACCTAAAATGTCATTACAAGCTGGAAAAACAGACGCCGAACTAGGCTATAAAGTAGAAGAGTATCTTATCTCTAAAGGTGTGCATACACCTATTGTACTAGATAGACTTGGAGTAAAAGATGAGCGTAAGATTGCAAAGATTGAAAAGAACTTTGCTGTCATTATGGAGACGTTGGGTCTTGATTTGACCGATGACTCGTTGATGGATACACCTAAGCGTGTAGCTAAGATGTTTGTACGGGAAATCTTTTGGGGTCTTAAGCCTGAGAACTTTCCTAAGTGTACCGTGATTGAGAATAAAATGGGGTACGATGAAATGGTGGTTGAAAAAGACATTACTATGATGTCTAACTGCGAGCATCACTTTGTTACTATCGACGGTAAGGCACACATTGGTTATATTCCTAAGGGTAAAGTCCTGGGTTTATCTAAGTTGAACCGTATTGTAGAGTACTTTGCCCGTCGCCCTCAGGTGCAGGAACGTATTGCCGAGCAAGTATATCATGCTCTGTCTTTTATCCTAGGTACTGAAGACGTTGCAGTTGTGATTGAAGGTACTCATTACTGTGTTAAGAGCAGAGGTGTTGAAGATCATTCCTCTTCTACCCTCACAGCCAAGCTTGGTGGTTGCTTTAAGAGTGAGCCCGATTGCCGAGCTGAGTTCATGTCTCTTATTAAGAAGTAATTTATGACTTGGTATGCAAACTCCGAAGGTCGCTATGGTGCTAAAGGTGCCAAGGGCGATCTTGGCGAGGCCATTGTAGAAGAATATTGCAAGACTAATAATATACTATTTGAAGATAGAAACGATATTATTAGTCAAGTAAGACTAAAGATTGATTGTATCATTAATGGTATTCCTGTTGATGTTAAAGCAAACTATTACATGGGTACTCTTTGCGTGGAATTGTTTAATAATAAAAAACAGCAGGCAGGGTGGTTGTATACTACATCAGCAAAACAAATTTACGGTGTAGACGTGGATACAAAATCTATTTACCGTTATAATATAGAAGATATGATAACTTATGTAAGTAATAATGAGCACCGAGCCAA